CCCTGGATTAGGTGAGCAAGAACGGATCGACCCGACTTTCATAGCCTCGGTTTTCACGGGAGCATTAGCTTCCTTCGGACTTGAGACAGCAAAAAAGAGAGGTGATGGAACTTATAAAGCTGACGAAGAAAAGAAGAAAGCAGAAGGAGCAGGAGGATTTGCTAATGGAGTTCCTTACACAATCGTTAGGGTTGAAACTCCTATAAAGCTTGTTCCTGAAAAAGCTAAAATTGATCCTATCTCTGGCAAGGAGGTCGATCCACAAACAGGAAAACTAACGTGAAGGCTGCAATAGAAACCGTTAAAAACATTATTTCTCCAGAG